TGCAAGCTCTAGCAGAAATACGATTTGCTTCTGCCTCACCAACTCTTCGTCTCCAAGCAGCAATAGATTTGCGAGAACGAATACCAGTGACAGTTGTTACTGATGGATATGGTTTATCTACACTAGGAAATTTATAAAAACGTTTTCCGTTTTCCTGAACTACTGTAGGTTCTTCCAGACTATCATATGTAACATCAACAAAATTATACATCAGTACTGATATCCTACAATATTTAGATTGAACGCAATTGAGATGCGATCTTCACGAGAATAGTTTGGATATACCCCATGATATAGTTCAGATGGAAATATAAACATATCTCCGTCTCTAGGCATAACCTCAATTAGAGGACCATACTCAGCAAGTTTGCAATGCTCTTCAATGATCGGATTATGTGGTCCAGGTCTCATAAAGTATAGAGCACCAGACTTAGGAGGTACTTTAACATAGTAGATACCACTAAAGTGTGTACCTCCATGATTGTGTGGTTTATTGTAGTGGCCGCGGCCATTAACATTCATCCACAATCCAGCACCTTGAATATTCCATTCCCCTACTTTAGCATTAGAGTCATTCAAGTGTTCCTTCAAGAGACTTTTTGCAACTATAAACAAGGGTTGCCATGCCTCACCCTTTACGGTAGGAGCAGATTGATACCCACCTACATTACTAAACTCCATTGATCTATGATATTGCATCTGAGTTGTACGAACTAACTCCTCAGATGCAATATCAAGTCCAACATTTTTATATGTTAAAGGAGTTGGAAAGAGATTATGTGTTTTTTGTTCTAAATCAGAACTTTCAGTATAAATGGACATCAATAACCAAGTTGTAATTTGTTCATTAGGTACGAGCGAACTAATCCAGATCTAACAATATCATCAACACCAAACTCAGTAATATCAAACTCTGGCATTTGTTGAAGAATACGCATGAAATCTAGGATACCATTACGCTCATTCTCTTTAACCAAATCTGTCTGCGTAACATCACCACAGAACATAATTTTACAATTATCTCCTACACGAGTGATCATACTATCAAGTTCATGAAAATTCAAGTTTGAAAATTCATCAACAATTACAATACAGTCATCCATAGTAACACCACGAATGAATGAAGTTGACCAGAAAGAAATAGTTTCTTGAGATTTAAGATTATCATACAGCATATCAAAGCTGTTGTCATCTGGCATCTTAAACATATATTTTACCATGTTCTTATATGGAACTTGGTATAGCATAGACTTATCCTCATGAGTTCCAGGCAAGAACCCAATTTCTCTTGTGGGTACAAGAGATCTGACAATATAGATCTTCTCATAAGGAGAATCCTCATCAAGGACTTCCTTAAGTGCATTATACAGTACAATAAAAGTTTTACCAGTACCTGCACACCCATGAAGTACACAATTTTTACCTTCGGCATATGAAGCAAATACCGATTCCTGATTATCAGTCATCGGTTCAATATTACGAAGGTATCCCCCGTCAATTGGTTTTTTACGCTTCATCTGTTTTTTAGACATGCCTGAAGATGACTCATTAAAGAGATCGCCATATTTTTGGGATCTGGATTTAGATCTTGCTCTAGCCATTAGAATTCCCTCGCGCTATCAGGTAAGTAGGGTTTCAATCCATTTTGAATTGATCCTCCTACTTTATAATGCTGTATGGCAACATCTGCCATTTTTTTATCTTCTTGGTTTGATGCAGTAATGTCTACACCTCTCCAGTTTACTAGTTGCTTAATATGAGGGTTTTCCTCCAAATACTTTTCACGACCAGCAAGAGATAAAAACTTTTCTTCTACCTCACCAGTCTTAGTATCTTCAAACTTGTAGATTGGCATATCAAGTAAACCGAGATAAGTTAGATCGTGGGTGTGCTTTCTGCACTTTAGACATTACTTCCTTAAACCCATTATCAAGTTTAGGGACACCGTAAGTAGTTCCTGCAATGCCTTGTGACCAGTCTTTGTCCCAGTCAGGATTTTCATCCTTCCAAGACATATATTCTTTGCAGGACATAAGGAGTTCTTTAGTCTCGCCAGTCTTCAAATTTTTTACAGGATAGGTAGGCATTATTGTGGAGTTAAAATACGTTGAACTTTTTCACCAAAGAAATTAATACTGGTGACTCTCATGTCATCTTTGTGGACCCCAGAAAGGGGTCTTTGTCCATGGTATATATGACCAGGAAACACAACCATTGTGTTGTAACTATCTAGCACAGTATACAACTCCTTATATTCAGAGTCGTTTCTCCAGGTATCAACGTGTTCAGAACCGAGAGGAGCATCGCTGATCTTCTCATAGAATGTCGTACCTGCACCCATATTATTGTGGGGATTTAAGTATACCATACAATTATAACATTTGTCAGTATGGGGCCAAAAATATGGGTCCTCTTTGCTGATATCTACTTCCATAAACTGATTGAATATTCTCCAAGAGAACATACGAATCCCATCTATCTGCACGTCAAGAATTCTTGCCATGTACTCGTATAGATTAATCTCTACTTGCTTAGGTTCAGAGCAACGTTCCGCATAGAACTTACCATCATAAAAACTCGTACCATTTATATACTTGTCTCCAATAGACTTTTCTAATTGCTGTTTTTGATTGCGATTACTTTTAATACCACTATGGGCAACATAATCTCTCACACGATCAGGATACTTGTAGTAATTATCAACAAAAATAAAATATTCTCCATCAAACTCACAAACTTCAACGGAGACATCATCACTTACTTGAAAGTCTTCTTCGGTAAAAAATCTCATAGTATCATAATGCAAGGTTGATCAATACCATCATAATCGTGATGACACTCACATTCCTCATTACACCATTCTAGGGCGCGAGAAATTGTAGGAAACTCACAAATAAAGATTTTCTGGATCGCTTTTGCAATATCCATGTGCTCCTTCTGGGTGCCATTAGCGGAACGCAATTGGATATAATGGATCCAATTTCTGAGATTGCCCGTCATGTACATTTTTGTTGGTACGCATAAAGGAAGCACATTTCTTGCACATTCCTTTGCAATATTGTCCTCTAGCATCTGCTGATACAGGTCCATCGCTTGCTGGAAGTGATGCTGCATCAAAATTTCATACTTCTGTCTCTTAAAAGGATCAACGTCATCTACAGAATTTTGACGATTTTTAAGATCTTGAGAACGAAGTTGTGGTAGGGGAATCTTATCCCCTAAAAGAGATGAATCTGCATAACGTTGCGAAAATTCTTGGAAAGTAAACGAACGATGACGCAGAATTTGAGCTGCAATTGCTCTAGTTGTGTTAATTTCAACTGTTAGCATAGCTTGCTCAAACACACTCCAGTGTCCATGCTTAATACAGTATTTTAGAAGTCCCTCAATCTTAGGATTTTCTTGGTTTGCGGGATTGCTTACTCGTGCAATGTACCCAATAGTCTTTTCTGCGTCTGGAGTGACAGCAATCTTACATACTTTCATGATTTAACGTTACTTAAACAAAATACGACATACCCAACACAGTGCAAATGACTGTAGATATCCAATGGCTACTAATCCCGTGAATGGAAGCAACCAGTTCAATAATACCATAACCACGAGTGGATTGACAAACAATTCAAACAACATTTGAATTAGTTGTTTAGCAGTTTCTTCATTCTTCTCTTTTTCAACTAACTCACGTAGTCTTGCTTCAGATTCTTCATCTTGCTGCTCTGCGACTTTTTTTGAGTTGAAATAGACACTCATTTTTTCGGTTTTGGTTTCTGTGGATCTTCCCATAATCTTGGATTTTTAGTACCTGCCGTTTGATTAAACGTAGTAAAATTTTCTTTATATTGATCCCAATAATGATCAAAGATATCTACTTGCTTCCCAGCAATTACAATATCAAACGAAACTACCCCATCATCAACATATTCTACAAGATATGCAGTACAGGGTAGTGTCTTGTCATTAGCCAAGGAAGGATCACATTTTTCGCGGATGATTGTGATCTTTTCTTTCAACTTCTATTTCCCCACTTAATTTGAGGGAATGCGTCTTTTACTACAGCAGTAGTAATACGATACTTTGATTGAAGGTCTTTGTCTTTAGCGAGAACTACCACTTCTGCCTCACTTTCATGCAATCCTTCAAGCATTTGGATGAATAGTGTTTCTTTCTTCATCATAGGTAGTCTATCATCGCCACCCTTAAAGAATCGGTACAGTTTTCTATACTCTTTGGCGAGTCTAGTATGTTCTGTACCTGCAGGTGCCTCATTCGCCTTGAAAGGAACTTCTCCCTCAGGCATGACAGATACCAAGCTCTCATCATAGTTTATGATAAGAATTGCACGGAGAGCATCAGTATTATAGGTTCGTAGCAAATCAATTTTTTCTTTCTTTGTTTTGGCGTTAGATACTTTTTTAAGTACTTCACTAACCAACAAAGTGTTCACATCAGTTATTCTTGCCATGGTTTTAGTAATTAGTCATCATCTTCTTGGTCAATTTCTTCCCAAACATCAAAGTTGGGTCTAATGTAGATTAATTCATCTTGTAGAATATTACCGTTTTCATCTAGCATTTCTGGATGAGTGACTGACTTAGCATATGCGGCGTTTTCAATGAAATCTTCTACATATCCTTTTGCCAACCAGGAGACGGTAATCCCCAAAATAAACGCTCCGATTGTTACCAGAGTCATTAACGCGATTAACATGGTTCCCCCTTAATTTAATTTTGTTGATCTGGAACCTATCCTCCTAAGTATTGACTTAGAAGTATTTATTACTATTTCAGATGAGTTTATTTTCTCTTAGATATTTAATAGAATCGCTACATCCACCCAATTTTTTATCATTCATAAGAACTTGAGGGAATGTTGCACCTTTACCAAATTCTTGGTAAAACTTTTCTCGGTCAAAGTGTTCTCCAAGTCTATATTCTTGGAAACTCTTATTTTTAGCGGTTAGAACTTGTTTGACTTTATCGCAGTAAGGACACCCACTGCGGGTATAAACAGCAAAATTCATTGTCATTTTTGAGGGTTGAGCATCAGATTCCGTACATTATATATCAGACTAACATACTTGTGTTTCGTTGTCAATTTCCCATGTAGGGGGATGGAAATTACAGTACTCGTTAAAGGTAATTTTCATCTCTTTCTCTGTTAGATTACAGTGTTTTGCTGCTTTTGGTAAGTTCCATTTAGCAGACCAGAGCATCTCCATGGATTCTCGCGTTTCAATTCTCATAAAAACCTATAGAAGTCATTTTTTGGCGGCCTTTTTTTTACGACTTTTTTGCAATTAAAAAGTCAATTTCGTTTTAGCACTCTTCTTTTTTAAATTTCTTGCGACACTTCTTCACCTCTTTTAGTTCATCCTTAATCATTTGATAAGCATCTTCAGATGAAAGTTTCCTTGCCATCTCCATGGCAGTAATGATTTCAACTCGTGTTCCGAAGTGCTTCAGTGCTTCTTCAAAACAATCTAGTTCTTCATACATCTTTTTTATCCAATGTTGATGCTTCGTACAGTCCAGAACGATAGTATCTTTGATTCTTCTTTACCTTACGAGTAAAGTCTTTATTGGTCATGTTCTGTTTTTGTTGGAAGATTTTGTTCAGTGATGTCAGCTCAGCAATAGTCTTTTGCAATTGACGTTCTGACTTTTTCTGCTCATAAGGAATCATTGCATCCTCTTCTTGACCCAGAGGTTCAAACTCTGCGGTGTCTCCATCAATCATGTCCTGAACTTCCTCTGGTAATTGATCTTTAGGAATTTTTGGTAGGTCCATTATAGTCTAGGTTCAAATCTGCATGTGATTAATTGTACTCTTTGTTCGCTGGTTGCGCTAATAATTTCAAATTTAGTTGCGGTATCCTCACCAGCGTTAGCCGCATTTCCTTCCTCAACAATCACTTGAATGCTTGATTGAGGATCTATGTCAGCATTTAGACCAGAGTCTACTACAGACCAGTTCCCACGATAGGAATTGATTATTTCTGTACCA